AACGGGCTGATCTTGTTGGCTATGCCTAGATCTTCTAGTTCTTTGTGTTTGACAACCAGGTATCCATGGCTGCCTGTTATGTAGAATTTATATTCCATTATATTACCTCCTTATAATTTTCTTCATTTTCCCAATCTTCGTATGTTTTTAATAATTTGTTATTAAGATCATGGAAGTTGGCATCTTCTAGGGCTGAAAACATTGTCTCCATAATATCGCCACCATCCCATTTCAAATACTTGGCCACAATTATTCCAAGAGCATCTGCATCAGTTACCCTTGGATCATTTGGATCAACGTACGCTGTTTCTTTTACCAACTTAATAACATAAGGGATTAAGTCTTTTACTACATCATCACTGGTTTTTATATTTATCACGCTACCTCCTTGTTTTTTAATGCCTCAAGTATCATTTCAAGCTTTTCAAGATCATCCCAAAAGACCTGGCCTTTTTGAAACTTGATGTTTTCAATTGTCATCTCAAGTCTTTCTATTAATGTGTATCCTCCAATCGGTTTCATTATGCTACCTCCTTAATTTTGAAATGTTTGTCCCACTTACCAACCTCAATGTGAAAGTAGTAAGCTGTATGAAAGTAATCAATCATGGCGTCACTCTCATCAAACCAAAGATCACCAACTCCCGCCTCAAAAGGAGCGGTTTTGATTATCTTGGTTATCTCTTCAAAGAACTCACCATTATTTGGATAATGATCTTTGCACCAGACATGGTTTATTTGATGATGTCCAGTATTAAGATCTAAAGGAGTGTATTTATCTTCATACACGTTATATGTGTCCTCCTCATCTTTGAATGCTGGTCCTTCCATGATTGCAACATTGACAGCAAGTCCTCCGCTATCTTTTGTCACACTAAATTTATAATCTGGAAACTTTTTCTTTAAGGCGTTCCTTATTGCCTTTACCTCTTCTGCGTTAATGTAAGCCATTATTTCCTCCTTTTAAATTAACAACCACATTTATATATTACACTATACTACTCTATTGTCAACACCTATACACTAATTAATAGTAATAAATAGCTAACAATCTTGTATTTAAGCTATAATTAATCGGATTATGATTGAGAAAATGCCAAAAAAACGAGGAAGAAAACCTATAGTCATTGACTATGATCGTGTTGAATATCTAGCGTCTCTTAATATGGGAATTATGGATATTTGTAGGAGTTTAGGGATAGGCTGGGACACATTTAATAAACATAGAAACAAAAAAAATTCGGAATTAAAGGAGAGATTGGACGCTGGCAAGGCGAAGGGACTTCAGCTCGCAACCTCAAAGCTCATGGAGAAGATCCAGGACGGCGACTTCAACAGCATCCAGCTCTACCTCAAATCAGCAGACCGCGATACCTGGGCAGACAAGCAGACGGTAGAACATAATCTCAACCTGGGCGACGTACTCACGCAAGCTCGGGCGCGCGTGATTGACCACAAGCCAAGCAGCGCGGGAACTAAAAAGCTTTCGTCAGAGCGGGCGAGCGTGGACGTGAGCGTGAATGAATAACGGGGTTAGATACAAGCATAGTTTTTTAAGCTTCATTTTTTAACCATGCGACTCTCTCAAGAAAATCAGTATTTAGCCCCCCCCCTTTTTTCTATTGCGGGTGATTCTTATACAGAACTAATGAACTAAAATTTTTTTTAATATGAAATATGGAATAAAACAAGAGCGCGAGTTGATGACCGAACTATGGTCAGGACCAATCAAAGACAACCCAGTAAACTTTGTTAAGTATGTATTCCCATGGGGACAGAAAGACACCCCCCTTGAAGAGTTTAAAGGACCAAGGAAGTGGCAAGAAAAAATTTTACGAGAAATGGCAATACACATTGAGCGTAACAATGTATTAGACTTACCAGAGATGTTTAGACTTGCTGTAGCCTCTGGTCGTGGTATTGGTAAATCTGCACTAGTTGCATGGATCATTCTATGGATGTTATCTACCAGGCTTGGTTCAACCATTATTGTTACCGCTAACACCGAACAACAGCTTAGATCAAGAACCTGGGCGGAGTTAGGTAAGTGGCTAACGCTATCAATAAATTCACATTGGTTTCATAAAACAGCAACAACCATAAAACCAGCACCTTGGTTTGAAGAGGCATTAATTAACGATCTTAAAATAGATACTGGTTATTACTACGCCCAGGCACAATTATGGAGCGAGGAAAACCCAGACGCGTTCGCGGGTATTCACTCTTCTTATGGTGTTTGCTTAATTATGGACGAGGCATCTGGTATCCCAGCTCCTATCTATTCTGTATCAGAAGGATTCTTCTCCGAGCCAACGCGTAATAGATACTGGTTTACTTTTTCCAACCCACGCCGAAACACAGGGCCATTCTACGACAGCTTTAACTCTAAACAATCCTTCTGGAAGAACGTGCAAATAGACTCACGCACGGTTGAAGGCACAGACCAAAAGCTTTTCCAAAGCATGATTGAGCAGTACGGCGAAGATTCCACCGTCGCGCGCGTGGAGGTGATGGGTGAGTTTCCATCTGCGGATGATGATACCGTAATACCAATGAGTTTAGTTAAAGCTGCGATTGATAGGGATGTATCACTTACAGCTAACGCACCGATTATATGGGGATTGGATGTCGCAAGATTCGGCGGTGATAACTCCGCGCTATGTATTAGACAAGGTAACCATGTAATGAGTATTAAGTCATTTAAGTCTATGGATCTGATGCAGTTATGCGGTGTGATAAAAAATATGTACGACGAATGCACCAATATAGAGCAACCGCAAGAAATACTAGTAGATGTAATCGGACTAGGCGCGGGCGTGGTCGACAGACTCGCCGAGCAGAACTTGCCCGTGCGCGGAGTCAATGTCGCAGAAGCACCCGCCACGAAAAAAAATTATTTAAACCTACGCGCGGAATTATGGTTTGCGATCAAAGACTGGTTAACGCAACGTGATTGCAGACTACCACAAGACGATGAACTCGTTGCAGAACTTGCTGCACCCCTTTATAAATATACGTCTACTGGCAAAATAAAAATAGAATCAAAAGATGAAATGCGTAAGCGTGGAATTAAATCACCCGACAAAGCAGATGCACTTGCATTGACCATGGCATCCTCCGCTGCAAGTTTTGGTGGAAGCGTTAACTTTTTAGGTTATAATTTCAAGAAACCACTAAAATCTAGGATAATCAGAATAGGGTAATTTATGGCAAAACAATACAAAGAAGAAATGTCCGTAAAGGTGTCAGAAGAAACCAACATGGAAAATCTTGTCGGCGTTATTAAATCCGAAATGGATGACGCTAGTGATTTCATACACCAGGTCGGTTCGGACAGAGCCGAGTCAACAGAATATTATTTAGGCAACGAGCCAGAAGGAACTAGCTCGCTACAGTCAGAGTTTATATCTACTGATGTTAGAGAAAGCATATTGTTTATGTTGCCGTCTATCATGCGTACATTCTTTGGTACTAAGAAAGTTGTAGAATTTGTACCTAAAGGTCCAGAGGATATCCAACTTGCTGAACAGCAAACCGATTATATTAATTATATTATCCAACAAAAAAATAATGGTTTCCAAGTTTTATACGATGCGTTTAAAGATGCGCTCGTTAGAAAGACTGGTTTTGTCAAAGTGTTTTGGGATGATACAGTCAAAGCTACCACGCACGAATACACAGGTTTAGATCCACAATCCTACCAAGCGCTTATCATAGACAAAGATGTAGAAATTGTAGAAGAGTCTTCTGTTACCGAAAGTATTACTACCCTTGATCCTGTTAGTGGCGAGGAGATAACCCAAGAAATACCAACAAGCTATGATCTTACTATTAGAAGACTCAAGCAAAAAAACCAAGTGTGTATTGAAGCGATACCACCAGAGGAAGTATTAATATCAAGACACGCACGCGATCTTGAATCAGCATCTTACGTTGCACACAGAATGATTAAGTCGGTTTCTGATTTGGTGGCAATGGGCTACGACCAAGAGGAAGTAGAACAACATGCTGGCTACGGCGGAAGCGCGGTAGATCCAGAGGCTTTTGAAGAGATAGAAGCAAGAAACCCATTTGATAACATGGTATACCCAGACAGAAACGATGCTGGCGGAAAAGATGTTTTATATGTAGAGCATTACTTGTTCTATGATTTTGATGGTGACGGTATAGACGAACGCGTTAGAGTTTGTAGTATCGGCAACGGCTTACATGTTGTAAATGTAGAACCATGGGATGAACTACCAATATGTATGTTCTGTCCTGATCCAGAACCGCACACAGCTATAGGTTCATGTCCAGCTGATTATCTAAAACCTATACAAGCTGCTAAGTCACAAATTATGCGTGACACTTTAGACTCACTAGGTCATTCAATCTTCCCACGCATGGGTATTGTTGAAGGACAAGTTAATATTGATGATGTATTAAACACCGACATAGGGCAACCTATTAGGATGCGTGCGCCAGGAATGGTACAACCATTTGCCGTGCCGTTTGTGGGTAAAGAAGCGTTCCCAGTATTAGGATATTTAGACGAAGCCAAAGAAAATAGAACTGGCGTATCTAAAGCATCAGCTGGCCTCAACGCAGACGCTCTACAATCTAGCACCTCGCAAGCTGTTTCGGCTACTATGAGTGGCGCACAAGGAAGAGTAGAGCTGATATGCAGACATTTTGCAGAAGGTGGCCTCAAAGATATCTTCAAAACGGTTAATAACTTGGTTATCAAGCACCAAAACGCGCAAGATGTGTATAGATTAAACAACAAATTCGTACCAGTAGATCCAAGATACTGGGATAATGACAAAGATATTATTGTAAATGTAGCGATATCTAAGTCTTCAGATCAAGAAAAGTTCTCAGTTCTACAAAATGTAGCGCAAAAACAAGAACAAATCATGCAATTGCTAGGACCACAGAATCCATTGGTATCAATGCAACAATACGCTAATACATTGACCAAAATGATAGAAATGGCTGGGTTTAAAGACTCATCATCCTTCATAAATCCAGAAGTTCCACCAATGCCACCGCAACAACCAGAAGAACAGAAGCCAGATGCAGCTGAAATGCTTGCACAGGCCGAAGCAATGAAGGCACAAGTTAGCGCACAGAAGGCAATGATCGACGCTGAAACAGACAGAATGAAGATTATCATGGACGATGACAGACAAAGAGACATAGAAGAAGCACAGCTTAAAGTTAAGGTTGTAGAGATGCAAGCTAAGTACGGCGCACAGGTTAATGTCGCAGAGATCAATGCAATAATGGAAAGAGACAGAGAAGGAATAAGACAAAATGCAAAAGCTCAAGCTCAAGGATTATTTACAGGCAATGTCCCACCACAAAATATTTGATATTGAAGTGATTGTTGACGATATGGTTTATGTTGGTAAAGAAATTAAAGCAAGAAATAGAAATCACGCTATGCAGATAATGTCTTTAATGTCTGGTGGTGAAGTGACAGAAGATTCTGAAATAATATATTATGAAGAAAGGACGATACACTAATGAAAAAATATTTTAATAAATTTTGGACTTGGCTAGACAATCTAATGAAGCCAGCTCCTGTAATTAAAAAAAGAGGCAGACCTAGAAAGAAAAAGTAATGGATAAGTTGAATCAAATTTTGCAGGCAGGAGTAACCACTCCTTATTCCAAGCCACTAAGCCCACCAAATCGTACAGGTATTGCAGCTCCATTATCCCCAATGGATCTTGAAAAGATAAAAAGACAACAATATTCTCCAGATCCAGTCATAGCCAACTTACAAAAATTAGGTAGAGGCATGAAAGATTTTATTGTTCCAGATACCCCGATAGAAGCGCTTGGCATTTTAGGCGCTCCAGCCAAAGCAGCAGCAACAGTTGGCTCTGGTTTACTAAAATCTGTTCCAGGTAAAAAACAATACTTATACACTCCAGATATTCCTAAAAGCCAGGAGATAGATTTTATAACATCCACCCAGGCTGCAATAAAAAGCCCAGAAGATTTATACAACACAAGCACTAAATTAAACCCAGGGTTTCAGGCAGAAGTTAAGTCTATAGCTGACAACCTTGGATTAGAAAAAGCACCTAAATTTAAAATGTCCGGTGGTAAAACCATTGATGTTGAGGTTAAGTCTTTGGAAAGCATCCAGGACAAAGCTTTAAGAAAACAGGGAAACGTACAAAAGATAACAGATGGAATAAGAACCAGGATCTATGTTAATAAGCCTGCTGACTCAGACAAAGTCGTTGCACAATTAAATAAAAAATATGATGTTATAGACGAGGGCGAAAAACTTATCAAAAACACTGGATTTCAATCCAGGGGCGTAAAAATTAAATACGTTGACGATGCTGGTGACTCAGTTATAGCAGAGGTTCAACTCATATCAAAACCAATGGCGGAGGCTGCTGATAAAACTCATAAATATTACACAATACAAAGATCTTTAAGGGAAAAAGCCCTATCTCAAGGCAAAGAGGTTTCAGAAGATTTAATTAAAAAAGAAACAGAGCTATTTAATATACAAAGAAAAATATACGATGAAGCTCGTAAAAAGATAGATCCATCTTTTAAAAAAAGAATTGTTACCATAAAATAATTAAGTTGGTAATTTAGGAAGTTTTTTGCCTATACCACCAAATCTTTTATCAAACTCTCCTTTGTTTAATATTTCCCCATCATCAAAGAAATCTCCAATTTGTAAGGCGTTAGCGGTTTCCCAGTTGTTATCTTTTATAAAATAACCAAAGTAAGTTTTTCTGCCTGTAGGCATTAAAACCGCTGGGCTGTTCTCCCATTCAAAATAAAATGTTTTGTTCTCCATCCGATTATTATACAATAAGTTATGGCATTAACATATAGAGGCGAAAAATTCGCGGGTTATAACAAACCTAAACGTACACCTGGCCATAAAACAAAGTCACACGCTGTTCTAGCAAAGTCAGGAGACAGGATTAAATTAATTCGCTTTGGTCAACAAGGTGTTAGTGGCGCTGGTAAAAACCCTATGACTGCCAAGGGCAAAGCTAGAAGAAAATCATTTAAAGCGAGACACGCTAAGAATATCGCAAAGGGTAAGTTGTCAGCAGCTTACTGGGCTAACAAAGTAAAATGGTAAGGAGATAAGTATGCCAAAAGGACTATACGCAAACATACATGCAAAAAGAAAAAGAATCAAAGCTGGTTCTAATGAGAAAATGAGAAAGCCTGGAACTAAAGGCGCACCTAAAGCTAGTGCTTTTAAGAAAGCAAAAAGAACAGCTAAAAAGAAGTGAAGTTTATAAGTTATCTTATAGACAAATTTTTAGAACGGTCATTCCAAAAAACAGAAGACAGATTAACAAAATCTAAATGAACGACATTGTTACCTTAATAACCGAGTTAGGTTTTCCTGTAGCTGCGGCTATAGGTTTAGGTATGTTCGTATGGAAACTGATTAACAGAATTATAGATGGTATGGAAACTAAATTAGATACCGTAGATGATAAGGTTAATACATCACTCACAGCTATGGAAGATAGACTAGGAACAAAACTAGACACACAACATGGTATTCTTGTAGCATTGATAGATAGAGTCAGGTCGTTAGATAACGAGATTATCAGACAAGACACAATGATTAAAACCATGTTAGGTGTACCACAATTAATAGACACTAACAAAATAGGTAAAGCAAAAAGAAATGACAAAAGGAAAGATTAGTTTATTGGTATTATGTTTATCTGTATCAGCAGATGAAATGGTACATAAATTTAAGTCACCGTCATTCTCTGGTATTGGTACATCTGCACACTATTTGACTATAGAAAACCAAATGCACACTAGAAAGATGACTCTAAAAGCAGAGATCAAAGCATTACAAGACGAGATAGAAAGAGATAAAGAAAATACTACACTAGCTAGGTTTATTAGAAACTTGGAAAGCAGAATCTATGCACAGCTATCAAGACAGCTAGTAGAAAACTTATTTGGTGAAACTGCAAGCACCAGTGGTATTTTAGAGTTAGAAGGTAACACTATAGAGTATAATGTTGTTGACGGTATAATAACTTTAACAATAACGGATTCTAATGGTGATACAACGACTATATCTTTACCTGTTGGCAACTTTACTTTCTAGTTGCGCGATAATAATAGATCCGTTAGAAAACAATCTACCACCACTACAAAAAATAGAAAAGCCAGAGATAGGATCATTATTAGTTCCAGAACTTGCTAACATAAAAACAAACAACAAAACAAAACCAGTAGTAGCAATTTATGCTGGTTCGTTCACAGACCAAACTGGTCAACGTAGAAGTAATAGTACGTACGCAACTTTTAGTTCTGCTGTAACACAAGCCCCAGATGCTTATTTAATAAGAGCGTTGAAACATGCTGGTAGCAATAATGATGGTTTTTTTGAAGTGGTAGAGCGTGTAGGTTTAGACCATGTAACTAAAGAAAGACAAATCATAAGAAGTACCAGGCAAGAGTTTAAAAAAGATACCAAATTACAACCACTTATGTTCGCGGGTTTAATAATGCAAGGTGGCGTGATATCATACGAAAGTAACGTAAAGAGTGGAGGTGCTGGAGCTAGATACCTTGGAATAGGAATGTCTAGGCAGTACAAACAAGATACAGTTACCATCTCCTTACGTACTGTATCTGTGAGTACGGGTAAAGTATTACTAGAAGTATTAGTAACTAAAACGATATTAAGTGCATCTATAGATCAAGATATCTTTCGTTTTATTAGTGATTCAACCGAACTAGTAGAAGTAGAGAGCGGTTTAGTCAGGAACGAGTCAATCAATATAGCACTACAAACAGCGATAGAAACTGCTGTTTTACAAACTATAAAAGAAGGAACAAATAGAGGATATTGGAATTATGAAGAATTTAAAACAATTGATTGCGATGACGATTGTCTTACCGCTATTCGCGGCTGACAACGAAATATATGTAGAGCAAGCAGGCGCAACTGCAAACATAGACCTAGAGCAGTTAGGCTCATCTAACATTATTGGTGGTCTCAACTCTATAGCAGGTACACTTACGCCGCTTGATTTAGATGGCCTTAACTTAACACTAGATATTAACCAGATAGGTAACAGCAATAAATTTCTTGGTGATATTTATGGTAATAATATAACAGGATTTTTTGAGTTTGATGGCGATAGTAATACATTCACTATACAAGCAGATCCAACAGATACTTATGGGATTGACGGATCAAACTACAATGTTGATGTAACAGGTAGTTCTAACACATTTACGTTAGATACTGGTACAAGCGCATTAAGTGAAAACTTAGACTTAGATTGGATAATCAATGGTGATAGCAATACCTTTGATTTTGATATTAATTATGATGGTGCTACTAGCTATGTTGATGTAGATGGGGATAGCAACACAGTAAACTTTACAGGAAGTGGATATGCAGGAGGATACTTCTATCTCGACCAAACAGGAAACAGTAGAACATTTAACATCATACAATCATCAACGCTTGCTGCTGATTGGCTACAGATCAATTCTACTGGGTCTAGCGGTACTGTTTGCGTCGTTCAAAACGACGGCGGAACAACAACCAGCTGTTGATGTAGGCAATATATCTGAGCTGACTGGTTCAGCACAGGTTGTAAGAGATAAGCCATACACAGCTACAGAGTCGTTTGATATACAACAAAATGATGAAGCCATTACATCTAATGGTCGTATGGCTATTACATTCTTAGATGATTCTAAAGTAAAACTGACTGAACATTCGCAACTTACTATTGACGAATATATCTTTGATCCTAACCCCAGCAAATCTAAAATGGCTATTACCTTTGGTCTTGGCACAGCTAGATTTATTACAGGTAGCCTAAATAAGATAGATAAAAATAATATAGATCTTAAAACACCTACAGCGAATATAGCTATAAGAGGTACTGATTTCACTGTAACTGTAGATGAAACTGGTCGCAGTTTATTAATACTATTACCTGATATCAATGGTTTATCTAGTGGTGAAATACTAGTAACTACAGCTATGGGTACAGTTACGCTTAATAAACCCTATGAAGCTACAACTGTAGATGTATATGAAAAGTCACCAAGTACGCCAGTCATACTAGACTTAACGCTAGAGCTAATAGATAACATGCTTATCGTAAACCCACCTAAACAAGAGCAAGCTATAGAAGAAACTATACAAACAAAAAAGAAAAATATATTAGACTTTGATGATCTTGATATAGATTATTTAGAAGAAGATTTATTAGATGCAGAACAAGAACTAGAGTTTACAGAGCTAGATATAAACTATCTTGATGTGAACTTCTTAGAAGATTTACTTGATGTCATAGACGCATTACAAGAAATACAAGAAGAGGATCAGTTAGCACAGGATGCAACAACAATTAATCTAGTTGGTACAAGCTTAGGTCAAGACTTAAACACACAAATCACATCGTATGTGACTGGTGAAGTTTTAACACTTATGCGTAGTGTTAATGATACTGCAAGGGTAGACATAGATTCATCTTCTAGTTATACAGTTATCTTTATACAAGATGGTGCATCAAAGGTGGTTAAAGTAAATGGCGGTACTGGTAGTATAATTAAGATCACACAGAGTGATTAATGAAACGACTACTATTCATCATACTTATAATACTAGCATTGCCTTTGTTATATCAGTCAACGCCTACAGAAATATTAAAATTAAAAGTCTTTGATTATTTAGTACCAAAGCAACAGCCTTCTGGGTACTTTACTATTCTAAATATTACAGAAGAAGATATAGCTAACGAAGGTGGTTGGCCGTTACCTAGAAAAAGACTAGGTGAAATACATACAGAGATAATTGCTAAAGGTGCTATAGGTGTAGGTTATGTTATTGGATTCCCACAACCAGATCGTTTAGGTGGTGACAAATACTTTGCAGAATCATTAAAGTATGGCACTTCTATATTAGCAATGTTTGAAAATCCTAATGGTGTTTATCCGCCAACAACAGGAACTGTCATACTTGGTGATGATGTAGGTGGTATGACTACAAATGGTGTCATACAAAATACAAAGATATTAACAACTTATGCACAGGAAGGTATTGCAACTGCACCAACTGATGTAGACAACTTAGTAAGAAGAATACCATTATTGTTAAGAACACCAGATGGATATGTACCTGCGTTTGGCACAGAAGTATTAAAAGCATTGGTAGATGCAAAAACATACGTTATAAAAACCAATGACCTTGGTATAGAAGAAATTAGAGTCAAAGGATTACCACCAGTTGCTACCGACAGTTTAGGTCGTAAGTGGATCAGTTGGGTAGATACACCACAAACTAATTTACAAGAAATGGATGTTGCTGGTAAGTTTGTATTTGTTGGCGTAACTGCTCCAGGCATCATGCCACAAATCGCAACTCCAACTGGATTATTAGAACCACACAAAATTCAAGCAGCATTATCTGAGTCAATCTTGATAGAAAATTCACCAAGGATTCCTGATTGGCATTTATTAGCCGAAATTTTAATTTTAGGAATTTTTGTGTCGCTGACGTGGCTTGTAATTAATTATCTCAGTATAGCTAAGGGCATAAGTCTCGCTGTAATTTTGCTCTTCACCACAGGCTTCTCAGGGGTTTTTAGCGTTCAGAAAGGTATTTTGTTGGATTTTTCATGGACTTTCATCTCTCAAATACTAGTTTCTACTATTGCTTTGTATTTAAGCTACAAAAAACAATATAAATTACGCCAACAGATAAAAAAACAGTTTGAACATTACCTTGATCCGAGACAAGTTAAACAATTACAAAACAATCCTGACTTGTTAAAACTTGGTGGTGAGAAAAAAGAAGCAACATTTTTATTTACAGATGTTAGAGGTTTTACAAATTTAAGTGAAAAGTTAGAGCCAGAACAAGTTACTGAAATTATGAATAAGGTATTAACTGCACAAGTGCGTTGCATACAAGCACACGGCGGTATGGTAGATAAGTTTATTGGTGATGCAGCTATGGCAATATTCTCAGCACCATTAGATTTAGATAACCATGAAGATAGAGCTATAGCATGTGCGCAAGATATAAAAACATCTATACAACAATTACAACAAGAATTATCAGAACCTATAGCTATAGGTATAGGCGTAAATACAGGAACTGCTGTTATTGGTAATATGGGTAGTGATACTAGGTTTGATTATTCTGCTATTGGTGACTGTGTAAATACAGCTGCAAGATTAGAGTCAGCAACGAAAGAAGTGGGTGTAGATATATTGATCGGTGAATCTACTGCAAATAAATCTAAAATTGAGTTAAAATTACTGAAACCAATAAAAGTTAAGGGCAAAGAAAAACCTTTGATTATTTATACAACATAGGAGTAATTATGCCAAGAGGTAAAGGAACATACGGATCTAAAGTAGGTAGACCACCTAAAAAGAAAAAAGTAAAAAAAACTAAAAAGTGAAACCATCATCTGCAAAAGCCAAAGGGAGAGCTTTGCAACAATGGGTAGTAGACAAACTTGTTGAACTACTAGGATTTGATCCAGAAGATTTAGAATCAAGACCAATGGGTTCTAATGGTGAAGATATCATCATGGGCGTGCAATCTCGCAAACAATTCCCATATTCAGTAGAGTGTAAAAATCAAGAAGCTGTTAATGTGTGGAAAGCATACGAACAATCGCAAGAGAACTGTAAAGATTACGAACCTTTGGTTATAATTAAAAGAAACAGAACAAAACCATTAGCATTAGTAGATGCTGAGTATTTTTTAAAATTACATAAAAAAGATGATTGATAAACTAATAGGACCAGTAGGTGACATTGTCAGCAAGCTAGTGCCAGATAAAGACTTACAAGCAAAACTAAACCATGAACTCAAAACAGAATTACATAAAGCGAATATGGCACAGATTGAGATCAACAAGATTGAAGCTGGACATAGATCCTTATTCGTTGCGGGCTGGAGGCCCTTTGTGGGCTGGACTTGTGGGATTGCTATGCTGTACCACTTTTTATTACAGCCTATTATTATATTCGGACTATCAGCAGCTGGACTATCATTTGACTTACCAACTTTTGACATGGGTTCGCTAATGACTGTATTAATGGGTATGCTAGGACTTGGTGGACTTAGAACATTTGAAAAAACTAAAGGAGTTACAAAATGAGTTGGAAGAATTTTACGTTAGAAGAATTTGCATGTAAGCATACTGGCGAAAATAAAATAGAACATGAACTTATAGACAAACTACAAGCACTAAGAACAGAGTGCGGATTCCCATTTAAAATCACATCTGGTTATAGGAGCGCAGATCATCCTGTAGAAAGAAAAAAATCAAAACCTGGTACACATGCTTTAGGTTTAGCAGCTGATATAGGCGTTAGAGGACAACAAGCATTAGAAATTATATCTAAAGCTAGAGACTTTGGTTTTACTGGTATCGGTGTAAATCAAAAAGGTAATGCAAGATTCATACATCTTGATATATCTAAAGATTCGCAAGGTAGACCTAGACCACATATTTGGAGTTATTAATGGATCCATTAATGTATTGGAATATTATTATCACTTTAGTAATTGCACCAATCATTCATGGTATTAGAACAAACGCGACAGAATTAAAAAGAGTTGATATACTACTCAATAAGACTCGCGAAGAAGTTGCAAAAGATTATGTAACTAAAGTTGAATTAACAATCAGCATTGACCGAGTCATAGATCGTTTAGACAAGCTAGACGAAAAAATGGATAAATTAATTACAGGTTAATATGAGCAAAGGTGCTTTTCAGACAAGACTAGGTCAAATGGGAGAGATCCCTAACTTTCAACAAACCCCACCAATGGCATATACTGGTAATTATTTTATGCCACAAAAGCCAAACTATTTACCAATAGAAAAACAAGCAATGGCTAGGGTACAACAACCTATGTCTATACAACAGCCGATTGCAAACATTATGGCAGAAGGCAGTATGCAACAACCAACTCCATCATTATTATCTACACCAGCAATGCCTGTAGAACAGGCACAGCCACAATCATTATTACAAACACCTGGTATCGGCGTAGAGAAGCCAACACAATACGATAGAGCGTCATCAAGAATATCATTACCACCTATAAACTTATTTAGATAATGTCAGTAACACACGAAGAAGCTGTAAAGGCTGAACAAGCAAGATTATTGCTTGAGTCAGATGTTTTTAAAGAAGCAGTAGAAAATTTAAAAAACGAATACATCACGCATTGGTTAAACTCAAGAGATATCAATGACGTTAAGATCAGAGAAGACTTACACAGGTCTTTACTATTATTACCAGAGGTTGAAAGGCATCTGCGTATCATTGCTGAAAAAGGCAAGCTCACCCAAGCAAACATTAAGAAAATTAGAAATATTGGTTAATACTTCCCTTTTTATACATTCTTGATATAAAATACTTATAAATACATATAAGGAGTATTTATGAGCAATAACGGAAAACCGACTGCTTTACAAAGCGACACAGATAAAGCTGCGTCTGTTTTTGAAAGTATACTAACACCCCAAGAGGATAATGTTGAAGATGCAGTCGAAGAACAGGATGTAGCAGAAGAAGAGGTCATTGAAGATGATTCTGAGTTTGTTGAAGATGAAATAGATCAAGAAATTATAGATGAGTTGGAAGATGACGAAGATGTTGAAGAAGAACAAACAGACGTTGAAGAGGAAGCTCCGCAACTTCAAACATTTACTGTAAAGGTAGATGGCCAAGAGGTAGAAGTCACGCAAGAGGAACTCATTAACGGATATTCTCGTCAGCAAGATTATACGCGTAAAACACAAGAACTCTCTCAACAGCGTAAGACTATTGAGCAGCAGCAAGCAGAGTTAACGCAAAGAGATGCGATCTATTCGCAGTTGTTACCGAAAATGGAAGCCCAGTTAAAGGGCGTTTTGGGTGAAGAGCCAGACTGGCAACGATTATATGAAGATGATCCAGTTGGTTACGTAAGAGAAAAACAGCTTTGGGATGAACAAAAGCAAAAGCTAGAAGCTGTCCAAGCTGAACAACAAAGACTTCAACAGGAGTCATTTGCTGAACAGCAGAAACTAATTCAACAACAAGTTGAAGAAGG